ATGTATCCAAACAACCCCAAAGCGGAAGTAATGAATCTTGAGTATTTCGATGGCCAAGGCCAAGCGAATCCAAGGATGATCGAGAAAACACTGCGTGATGCAGGATTTTCGAGAAAAGATGCGACCACTGCATCTTCAATACTGAAGAAAATACTTGAGCAGCGTGATGCCGCCAAGGAACCTATTCAGGAAACCCCAAAACCGAGCGAATCGGATGCGGTGGTCAACGAGGCCGATTCAATTCTGATTGCTCTTGAGCATCGGGAATTGTTGAAAGCATTATCCAAGCGTCTTTAATCAAGGAACACATCATGTCAGTCGATAAAATTTTAGAAAAAGTGGATGCCATTGAGGCATCAAATTTGGCCAAGATTGATGAGGTAAAAGCTCAAACTCTGGCCAAGGTCGAGGAAATTTCAGTTGCAACAACAGAGAAATTGGCAGCCATCGAGGCCAAAATTTCTGAAATCAACACAGCCCCATCCATCATCAAGCCAGCGAAAACGATCAAAGGCGATGTGAATAAGATGGTGCGTGAGCAGCTGGCCAAATTTGCCAAAAAAGGCAAAATGGAAAAAGAATTGAAATTGTTTGAGTCTGATGACCAGTANCAAGCATATTTGCGNGANAGTTCATCTTTNACTGGTGGCGGCTACAATGTCGGTGGTCGGACNGCTTATGATCCAGTATTCCACACATTGCGTTTGATTAACCCCATGCGTGGTTTGTCCAGAAACGTGACCACTGAAGGTTCAACTTATCAGTTCAGAGCAAAAGTCGGCAATGCTGGTGCAACTTGGGGCTATTCCATTCAAAACAATGGTTCAGCAACCACTGAAGCGACCAATATTGGCAATTGGTTTTGCAAGACTTGAATGTGCAATTCCCAATTCGTACCGCAGCGCTCGATGACATCGATGGTTTAGAGGCCAATGTTGTTGATGATATGTTGATGGAATTCAGCCAGGTCGAGGGTCAATCCATGATCCAAAACAATGACCAGACTGACACTCCCAACACATATGGTGGCACTCAAGGTTTGCGTGGTTTAAATCAGTATGCAAATGCTGGTGCAAATTCCACATACACTGGCGGCACAATCACCACTGGCGCATTCGGTTCATCAGGTATTGCAACCAGCAACGGATTGAATTCTCTGGCTGTTTATGATCAATTGACTACCAACAGCAACACTGTTGGCGCTGCCAATGTGACTTACACCGATGTGGTCAATTTCATCTACGCATTGCCACAACAATATTGGACTCCAAGCGCAAAATTCTTGGTCAATCCATTCATGTTGTCTCAAATCCGAGGCTTGAAAGACTCTAACGGAACACCAATTTTCGAGCGTATGCACCCCATGAACGATGGCCCAGGCACTGGCATCGTGGGCACAATGCTTGGATTTGATGTGGTGGTCAATAAGTATTTGGACAATCCATCACAAACAACCACAGCATCAGCTGGCACACTTAACAAGTTCCCAATGTATTTTGGTGACTGGCAACGTGGCCACACGATCGTTGATCGTTTGAATATGATTTTACGCAGATACGATCAGACATTGCCTGGCTACATTACGTTTTTCGGTGAAAAGCGTTTGGCAGCATCCAATGTCGATCCATTGAGTATTATTGCCTATCGTTCAACTGCTACGGCAGCAAACTAAAAGTGTAGGGGAGCAATGCTCCCCTACCTTTTTATCATTAAAAATTTTTGGGATTATTTATGAGCACCAACATTATTCTTGAGGCCATCCACAAATCACTGGTTAAGCAAAAACGAGTGACTGTTAACTTAAAAGAGGCATCAGCACTCACTGGCTCAGGAAGTAATGTCGGTGGTCGTGTTATTTATGACGATGCGTTTGCATCATTGCGTTTGGCCAATCCTATTCGTGCAGCTGGTGCAAGAGTGATCCAAACGATTGGATCGGATGAGGCGTTTGTCGTTAAAACTGGTAATGTGACCAATCCGACAAACCCATGGGGCTATACGTTCACACCCAACGTGGGAACACCCAATACAGCCACATCATTTTGGCAATTGCCAGTGAGAGTGGTTTCTGCTCAAGTACCAGTCAGGACAGCAGTTTTGAGTGACATTAATGCACTCAATGAAACCATCATTTCTGATGTCGGTTTGGAATTTTCCCAGCAAGAGGCATTGTCAATGATGCTGAACAATGACCAGGCTGGATCGACCACCACAACTTATGGCGGCACTCAGGGATTGCGTGGGTTGAATTACTACACATCATCAGGATCAGCAGCTGCATTTGGATCAAATGGATCGGCCATCACCAATGGCATTCACACAGTGCTGACAGTGGCATCCACCACTGGCGGTGCAATCGTTTATAACGACATTGCTGCACTCAATGCTGCATTGCCACCCCAATACTACAATATGCCATCCACTTGCTGGATGATGCACCCCAATACCATTGCTTACCTGCGTGAGCTGAAAGACTCAGGCGGTTTGCCACTGTTTCTCGAGATTGGTGACAAAGACGGCTATTCAGTCGGCAATATTTTTGGCCACCGAGTGATTCCCAATCCATTCATGGATCAAATTGGATCGAGTAAGCTGCCGATCTATTTGGGAGCATGGGAATTATTTGTCACCATTGCCGACAATGAAGAAATGTCATTCCAATGGTTTGATCAAACAACACCAGGCTCAATGGTGCTGTATGCTGAAAAGCGTGTTTGCAGCACAATTCGTGACGTATATGCTGGCGTAAGACTTTCAACATAAGGGGCAAAAATGCCACTCGACAGCTACGTCAATGGCCCATATTTGGGAACAAGTAGGAATCCATTTTCCTATGAAAANATCGAGCAAATCGATCGNGACGTTTCGACNCCATGGCTGACATTGACTCAGATCACCAATCAATTGAATTTGTTTGGTGATACCAGTCAAGATGATTATTTGTCTGGCTTGGAGCTGGCCACCAGAATGATGGTCGAGGATTTTCTTGGGATGAGCATATTCCCAGCTCAATATCGAGTCTATTATGGGGCATGGAATGGCATGAGTGGCACTCAGGTGTCATTGGATTTGCCAGAAATCAGCCAGGCCACATCATATGGCCCAGGTGTGGTGATCAATCAGGTAGGCTATTGGGACACCACTTCACCACCGACTTTTAATGTTTTGCCCACCACCAATTATTTTTATGACGCATCGGGAAACAAAGTGATTTGTGGTGGAATGCCCAGCGAAATCAACCAACAGATCACCAATCCGATCACAGTGGTATATACAACCAATTCCAGCCCATACGCAGCATATCCAGTGATTCAACAGGCTGGATTGATGATTCTGACTCATTTATACAATAATCGGTCGGATACCACATCGACCAATTTGAAACAGATTCCAATGGGAGCTGCTGCATTGCTCAGACCCTATAAACCCTTGGTGCTATAAATGGCCATTGCTCGATACGAGAATATCAATGTGAATACAGTGACTGCTGGAATTGATTCCATCGGCCAGCAGACAACGACCATCACATTGGCATTTCAGACTCGGGCATTGGTGCAAGATGTCAGAGACTCAATGATTGCATCCAAGGATGATCGAGCCTATACCAAGCAAGTTCGTTTTGTCTTGAATTTCACTCCAAACACATTGGCGGTTTCATTAAATCAATATCAATATTCCATCAATTGGAGAAACAAAGATTATCGGGTTATGGATGTTTTGGAGTCGAATGATCGCATGAATGTGACTTTTGTCTGTTATAGAAACGATCCAGTGACATCAATATGACCACACAACAAAATGTTCTTAACTATGCCCAGGCGATTCAAAATCAACTGGCTGCCACTGTCTCACCAGTGCCAGTGTATGCAAACTTCAACAGGAATTTTGCAGAGCAAACCCAGTTTTTGGTTTGGCAGCTGCGGAATGTCCACCAGCCAGTCTATACAGGGCCGACTCAATCCAATAAAGGGATTGACACACCCATTTTTCAGACATCGGTTTTTGCCTCAGATATGAATAATTGTTTCAGCATGACCAATCAGATTCTTCAGGCATTGCATGGATTCTCAGGATTTTTTGGTGTGAATGGGTCATTTGCTGGTATTTTTGTGTCGAAAATTGATATATCGATGCTATACAATACCTATGATGACAATGTAAAATTAAACCAAATAATCTTGGATTGTCGGATGGACATCCCATGTTGATAAAACAAAACAATTCGTTTAATTTTTCTCAAAGGATTTAATCATGGCATTACCAAACCAAGTTCTACCAGGCTTTTCAGCGTCACTCTGGTGTCAAACTGGAGCATCACCCACAGCATTGACATTGACTCAATTGTCCACATGGACTGGCCAAGTCGCTGGCATTATCGGCACTTCAGCTGGTGGTACTGGCTCAACTGCACAGCAGTTATTGGTCGAGGATATTCCAGCATTTGGCCAAGATGACGCATCAGCCAATTTTGCAGTGGCTGGATCAAGACAGTCAGACATCATCCCAACTCAATCA